GACAGGCGAGTGAGCCGTCATCTCCGTCTTCAAACTTTATGTTTTTATCCATATATCGTGATTTTTAACCTGCCCGACGGGAGCCGGGCAGGGATAGCCGTTTGACGTTATTTTTGCCAACAGAGACGGGAACCGACATACGCAGACGCATACGCAGGCGCATCAGACGAACCGACGCACGCGAGACCCGCACCCGCGCCATTAACCGCACCGCCGCCGACGAACGCACCGTAGACGGCACCAGAAGCAAAGGCCGCATATTTATAGTCACAGAAGTATGTGGAAGCACTGCCCGTAACGTCTCTTGCAAGGATGTCGCCGTAGTTCCTCTGCGCCTGCGCCATGGACTGCATGCTGCCGAGGATGGATTTTATGTATCCGTTTTCTCCGACGGATTCTCCTACCTTGACGTAGGAATCATTGAGGACGCTCGCATATTGTCCACGTGTCCTTGACATGTAATAAGCCTGCTTCGTGCCGTCTCCCACTCCAATAAATCCGTCAGACCATTTCCAGATGTGTCCGAAAGGATTCTCGATACCGCGATAAGACGGCACACTCTCTGAATGCTCGCTGCCGTAAGCCGCCGCCTGCGCTTCAGATAGAGTGAATGTCTTGACCCCCGTCTGATTCCCGAGGGAGTTGGTGAATCCGCACGGGACAATCGGGTTAAAAGAATTGTATTTATCCCAATTCGAGATGTTCACGACTCCGCTTCCAAGGCCGCCCTGGTGATACCCCGAGGCATCGAGCGTTCCGTTGAACGCTTTCTGCGAGTTCAGCGTGGCATACTCAATTGCGAACAGCCAGAAGATGTCCGTGTGTATATTGAAGTCGTAGCATCCCCAGTTTGTGCCCCTGTTGCGCCCGTAGGTACGGAAATTCGTCAAGGATATGGCCGTGGCCGGCAAGCCGAGGAGCGAGCGGTAAGTGCCGTCCCAATCCGCCGTGTTGTTGCCGCCACGGTACTTTGCCGATGCGTTCACCACGGAAGACAGGATGTTGTTGTCGCGGTCGAGAGTGGCCTCGTAAGCGGACACGAGATAGCGCGGCACGAGGAACGCCCCCTCAAACGGATAGAGGGAAATCTCCACGTCCATATAGCCTTGGGCCGCATTGAGCGTTGTCCTGCGGTAATGGGCCGGCACTTCCACCATCACCTGCCCGTCTGTTCCGTCAAGGCGCGCCGCCGAACCGTCCGCTTTCTTGGTGGAATCGTACGCCCCGAGATAATACTTCACGTTGCCGGCATCGTCAGCCACGCACCTGCGCATGAGGCTCTGCACCGGCAAGTCCCTGTGGAGCGAACCCTCCCCGATTCTTGAGAGGTCGGGGGAAGCGTCATTGTAATGGTGACGCACGCCGTAGATGTCCGTGTTCTTGTAGTAGGACACCACCTGCTTGCGCCATGCGCCGTCCCACACGAAAAGCGCGAACTCCCCGTCCATGATGGAGAAGCCCCCGAAGCTCTGGTAGACCCCGGCCTCGCTCGCCATGAAGATTATCTTCTCATCACCCGGGGTGTACGTGTCACCGGGGGACACAAGTCCCCCGAACTGATAGCCTTTGCCCAACTCCGCCACCATTCGATTCAGCGTGTTGTTCATCGCCGTTCCCGTGATTTTCTGTTCCGTGTTCTCGTAGACGTTGGAGTTTATGTACTCCACAAGTCCTGAATACTCTGCCATAATCCTATGAGTTTTTATTGTTGTTGTCTATGATTACTTCCAGTTCCCCTTTCTTGATTCGCGCATCATATCCCTCGCGTACGGCGTTGGCCACCACCGCAAGTGTGGCGAATCCGAGGAGTTCCCCCACCGCGGTGAGGATGCTCGGCTCGATGTTGCCTATCGGGGGCACGATGAACCCCAAAACCAGAAGCACGATGCTCGTGCAAAGGCATACCCAGAACGATACGTTCCCGAGAAGCCGTTCCTTGATTATCTCGCTCATTTCTCCGCAGTATTTGTGAGGTTGGTCACATGGTAGCTGACGCTGCCGTTGATGTTCACGGAGAGTATCGCCTTGAGCAATTCGCCTCCGCCCGTGGTGGTATGCACTATCACCGTTGACAGGTTGACGAGTTCGTGGCTTATCACGTCCACCGTATTGAACGTCACGCTCATGTCGCTGAAGTGTATGGTCGGGTTCGTGGCCATGAAAAGCGAGTTCACCGCAAGTGTGGTGAATCCTGCCGCCGCCGCCTGCTCCGCCGTCAAGTCGGCCGCCTCCAATGCCGAGATGGTAGTGGTGACCGTTATGGGCATCATGTCATACAGCAGGTTGAACACCGTTGTCGCCTCCACCTTGGTCGCGTCCCATGGGCCTGCATCCTTGTCTTCGGTGAAGACGTAGAGTTTGCCCTCGTAACGTACGATGTCCCCCTGCGCATAGGCCGTGGCCGCGTGGAAATCCTCGAAGTCATCGACTTCCGATGTCTCCGACATCCCGTCAATTATGCCATAGAGAATGGCCGGCAGGGTACTCCCTGCATCGACCTGCGTCCCTTGCCCCTCTATGGTCTTATGGACAAGTTCTCTGATTTGTTGTTTCGTCATATCATCTATCCGTTATGTTGGTATAAGCTTTTCCGATTTTCTTCACCACGGTGTCCGTCTGGAACGTGCAGGACACTTCGGCATAATGGCCCTGCTCAAGCCACTCCACCTCCATCTCGAACTGCTCCACGCCGTATGTCCTGCCGACGCCGTCCGTAATCTTCACCACATCTGACATCCGAATCAAGCGCATCACATCACAGAGGTATTCTGGCGCGATGAACTTCATGCTGAACACCTTTTCGCTTATCTGCTTCGTTGGGAAGAAATATCCGTTTCGTTCCTCGCCCTCCTCCGTGAACGTGTATTCGGGCATTCCGATTTCCGTGTCAAGGTACAGAACATTCTTGTAGTAGACGTTCCCCTCATGTTCCTCATACGGAATCACTCCGCCCTCGTAGGCTTGGTTCTCCATGCTGTACCATTCCACCTTGACGTGGCGCGCGATGTCTTCGCGGCTTTCGGCAAGGAACACATCTGAATACACCTCGTAGTACCGTGTGCTTTCTCCTTGCGTGGCGAATTTCAGATGCAGGTAGTACAATCCGCGCGGCAAGTGGAATGACGATTGTGGGATGGACGTGTCCGCAAGATAGGTGCATACGGATTTCGTGCCCGACCTCGTAATCTTCAGCCCGTTCAAGACAAGCAGGCCCTCCACGGGGAGTTCCGTGACGGCGAAAGCATTGCTGAACGCGCCCATATCATAAGAGGCGTTGTACGCCACTTCCTCCTCGTCACAACAAAGTCGGAATAATTGAGCTGATAACAGTTCCCATTCCCGGGAAGCCGTAGTGGGGGGCAAGGGGAAGAAAAAAGGCAGGAGGTAGTCGTTGGGGACGCGGTTTATGTACTTGTCTCCGTAGGCATACCACTTGCGGAAATCCTGCTCCTCAAGATTTTCGTAGAAAGGTATACAAGAAAGGTTGCTGTTCGTCTGCATAAATATATCTTCTAATCAGAGTAACCCTTTCTCTGCCACAAATATAACCATTTTTTCTAATCCAAGATTATGTCCGCACTTATCATCCCGTCTTCGGGTGTGTATTCTGCGCTCACCCATTCTCCGCTCCCCAACGCCGTCTTGTACAGCCCCAGCTTGCCCACCTTTGATGCTTCGATAGGGAAACGGACGCTCTGCTTCCTTATCCGTTGCGTCCCGTGAACGTTCACCACGCCGCCGGACACGCTACCTGCGGTCGGGCCGTTGATATAGGCGTTGTCTCCGCCCATGTCGTAAGTCCAATATGCGAGTTCGAGGAAATAGAAAGACAGATAGGCGTTCTGGAGCAGGAACTGCGTGGCAGGAATCGAGGGCGTGTCCAAGTTGTCTATCACCGCCAGCTGACAATCCCCTTGGGCATTTGTCCCAATCAAGGCGAAACAGTCATCGCTCACGTTGTCGGGCGTGCTTATTATCAAATCCACATTCGACATGAAGTTGGCTGCTGTGGATTTCTGTGTCTTCCCGTTCTGCGCATGCCTGTTCTTGATGTCAATCGGCCACCCGTCAAAGACATCGCTGCTGTCGTCATTCCACCCGAACTCATATCTCTTATTGATGTCTTTTTTGTTGTAGGAAAACTCGTTGACACCATAGTCCCACGTCTTCCGGGACATGGGGCTTCTGATGGCGGTGAGGTCTACCAACGGTGTCGTGGATGTATATGCTCCCCCGTTCTTGAACCATGATATGTGCTCTATCCGCAGCCGCTTCTGACCATCGATGAACCAATACAGCTGACAGGTGCTCTTGAGCATGTCGAATATCTGCCCCAAGGTTATTTTCCCTTTTCGCGCCGCTTGATTGTAGTAGGTCTTCTTCACGTTGGTGACTGGCGTGATGTAAAGTATGTTCTCTATCCAGTCGGGAATCGTCTCCACTGAACCGTACAGGAACTCACTATACTCGCTTGTTCCGGCAAAAGTGATTGTCGGGTCTATCTTCTTCAGAAGCACGTCTATCGCGCTCCAAAGGGGATAGGCATCCCTAAGCTTCCACTTGTCGGATAATCCCTCCATGTTGAGGCTGAACATCTGGGTGGCCTCATACCAGAAAGACTGCGGTATCCACTTGTTCCAGCCGATTGGAATCATGTTCGCCCCCGTCTCCGGCTCGGGCTGCACATAGTACTTGCCGTCGCCGTCCACGCCCCATTCTGTCGGGGTGTCCTGCACCTTTAGGCTCTGAACCAGATGAGTCTCTATCGGCAGGGTGTCGGGCTTCATCGCATAATGGTAATTGAGGTTCGTGCCTGCGATGTCGTCACTTCCGATGTCCACGACATCTCCGTAATGCACATTCGGGGTGTCCTTGTCGAAGAGAATCCGGGCGAAACAGAACTTGCGGTCAACCGTGGCTTCCCCTACGGTAGTTCCGGCGGTTCCGGATGCGGGGTATTGAACAATGTTCAAGTCCCCCAAGTTAGTAAGGTCATATTGCCCTGCCTCAAGATAATAAGTCGGAACGGTAGTCCCGTCCTTGGCATGTATTTGTTGTTTTATTCCCGCGGCCGTATTCGGGAAGTAATGGAACCAATATCCGTATTCATTCGTGAATTTCGTGGACACGCCCTCATAGTTCGCCTGATAATCCCCGAGCCATGCCGTCAACATCCCCTCAATCTCCAGATGGAATATAGCGAACTTGTTCTTTGCCACGAACCCCATGTTCCCGAGCGTGCCCCCGTCATTGACCTCCGAATTCGAATTGACCTCGTAGGACACGTTCCCTATGATGTTCGTGAGTTTGGAATCCCCTTGGAAATAAATCTGGAGTATTGGACGCTTCAGCAGAGTGATGCTCTTTCTGACAGGAGCGAGGGCCACGAGGTCATATTCGTCATCCTTTCCGTTGATTATCTTGTCGTATTCGTCTGCGCTCGTCACCTTGACCTCACAGATGCCGTTGTCCGTGTCAAAGGTGCAGTCCGTCTTGTCAAATGTGCCAGTGGCAAGGAGCGTGCCGGAATCCGTCTTGACCTCAACCTTGAACTCCGCGTCAATCGAAGCGGCATATATCGCATCATAATCATCCCCGAAGAACGTCAAAGATAGGTCAAGTTTGGTGCGGTAATACATCTCACCGCTCTCCCTTTCCATGCTGATTTTGAAGTCCTCCGGATAGTTGGGGTGAGCATTGATGTCCACCCCGTTTATATAAACTATTATCTTACTCATTATGAGGTCTTTATGATACGTTTGTTATTTCCTTTGTATTCAATTCTTCCATTCGGCGTGGAGACGACCCTTGTTTCTCCTTGTTCTATCAGTCTCCGTATGCCGCGTTCCACGGCGGTGAGGTCGGTGTCCCTCCCCTCGAAGCCGCTGAAAGCAAGGCCGTACTTGTCGCTGAAATGGCTCTGTTCAAGGCTTTCAATGACGTTTGACTGACGGTTCAATCCGATGGAACGCAGGATGCTTTCCTGCAACAGGGACTGCCGGACGGAATCGTTGCGGATGACGTCCGTGACTTTGCTCACGCCGTACTTCTCCTCAAACGTACCCTTGTTCAATGACCGGATGACGTCCGTGACTTTGCTCACGCCGTACTTCTCCACGTTCCTCTTGTTGATGACACCGATTATCTCTCCCCTCTCCACTCTGCGTGGCCGCCCGTCCTTGTCGCGCCCGAAGTCTATGTCGTTGCCGCTTGCGTGGCTGCCCCCGTAATTGAGGTATTCCACGCCGCCCTCTCCGTATTTCGTGGCGGTCATCTGCGCCGCCGTTATCTTTGCTGCCGCGAAACTGCCCCACATGGTCGCAATGGCGGCCAAAGCCAGCGCCTGTCCGATGCCGGGGAGAGCGGAATAGGATGCCCACAGATTGGCCGTGGCCGAAAGCAACGAACTCACCTGTGCCGCGCTGTTTATGGCCTCCTGTATCTTCTCCAGACGTTCTTTCTCGGCTATCGCGTCCTGCTCCAGCTTCAGTTTCTCCTCGTATTCCCTGCGCGCCAAGTCCACGTTGTTCGCATAGCCGTTGGCCCTCGCCTCCATTTCATAATCAAGGGCTGTCTTTGCCGCTTCGCTCTCCTTTTCCGCCGCCTCTACAGCCACTTCGGCCATCTCTATGCGCTTGTCCATCCACTCATCCATGTAATCGAAAGCCTGCTTCATGGAGTTTTGGAACGCGCTGATAAAGGTCTGCGCCTCGGCTGACAGCTCCTTATACACATTGCCGTAACCGTCTTTCTGGGTTTTTCCGAACAACAGTGTCCAGATGTCGAACTTGCTCCTCCTGCCTTTCTGCACCTTGGCTATGTTCTTGTCAAGTGCGGTTTGCAGATTGGCAAGTTCCGTCTCATATTGCGTCTGCGTCAACTCCCCGGTATCGTAGCGCATCTTCAGTAAGGCCTCTTGCAACTGCTCCTCCAGTTGAAGTTTCTCTATCAACAGCTGCTTGTACGTCTGTCCCTCCGTCTTGGCTTCCTTATAGGTGCCGTCCTCCAACGCCTTGTTCAGACGGGTACGGGACGCAAGCAAGGCATTTGCGTTCTCCGCCAGACTTTTGGAATAAAGGGCTGAAATGCTGTAATCATCGATGCTTTCCTCCGGCACGGCCTCTTGATAGTATTTCCGTATAATCTCCCCCCGTTTTTGAGCGGATTCACGAGTTAGGTTCTCGATTATGCCGTTGATGTACTTCTCATTATCTATCGTCAGCTGCCCCGTGGCCTTGTATTCCTCAAGGACTTTACGCATTTCAGCAATCTTCTGCTCATAGCTGATGTTGCTCAACGCCAGTTCCCTGTCCTTGTCGTCTTCAAGGAGACGCGCCTTGGATTCGACATATTCCCAATAGTAGTCCTTGAGCTTGTCGAGCTTCTCTTTCTCTTTCCCGGTGTTTATGATTTCATAATCCAGCCCCTCCGCCGGAAGATAATTGCGTATCTCCTGTATCTTCTTGTTGGTGTCATCCAGAGCGGCGTCAGCCTCCGCGATTTGCTTCCGATAGGCGGCCATCTGCTCCTCCACGGCCTTGATGTTGGTCAAGTAGAAAGCGTTGGCCGCATCTGTTTTCCCCTCATGCAGCAACTCGTTGTAAATCTTCAGTTGGGCGTTCCGCTTCTGCCCCGACTTGGTGAGTTCCTCATCCGCTTTCTGCCGCTCATGGTTCAAGTCGGCCATGGCCTGCTCCAGCTTCTCTATCTTGCTTATGTTCTCCTCGGCCTCGGAACGGGCCGCTAAGGTGTCTATGAGCTTCTGCACCGCCGCGTCAGCCTCCCCCGTCGCTATCTGTTCCGCCGTGATGTTCTTCAATTCCTCCGCATGCAGTTTCTTGAGCGCATTGGCCGCCTTGATGCGGTCTGCGAGTGTGCGGTTCTCCTCATCGCGCGCCACATTGTAAAGGGTGCGTGTCCGGGACAGGCTCTTCTCTATCGCCTTGTACGTCTCGAAATACTCCTCGGAAAGCTCCTTCTGGAGCTTTATGGCCTGTTTGGTGACCTCGTTGTCCTCCTCTTGCGCCTTGCGCTTGTTGTGGATAGCCCGCGCCAACCCCGGCAATACTGTGAGCACGCCAATCAACGCCGTCTGCCAAGAGAATACGGATTTCAGCGTCCCAAACAATGCTGTCTTGAATGAGCCGGTCTCCTCCCTCACCCTCTTGAACGCATCGGTAAATATGGGGACATTGTTCGATATGGCTATGAAGAACTGCGATGCCGAATTGGCGAGCGATGGCAGTTCCCTTATGATTTGCTGCGTGGAGAGGCTCAGACCGTTGAATGCCTTGGTATAGTCACCGACTGAAAGGGTATGCTTTCCCGTAGCCTCCTGCATCTGTTTCATCGTGGCCATGAGGGATGCCGCCTGCGCCTCCCACTTGCCGCCTATGGTGGTGTTGTTGCGCATCTCCGCACCCATGGCGTTCAGCACGTTCTTGATGAGGTTGTATTGGGCGTAAAGTTTGTTGTACGACCCCTCAAGGGCGGAATTGGCCGTCACTCCGTTCTTGTCAGCTATCGTCAACTGCCGTTGGGATGTCAACAAGGAGTTCACGTCCACCCCCGTCTCCCGTATCAGTTCGTCAAGGGACTGGTAGGCCTGCGACAAGCTTATGGATGACTGCGCGCCCGAAGCCTGTGTCTTTCTCAGCGAGGCCAATTGGGACTCCAACGTTGTCACGCTCTTTTGCAGCCGGGTGTTGGCCTCCATCAACTGCTGTATCTGCGCCGCATACTGCGCCGTGGCATCCCGGTCGGGCTTCGATGAACTTGATGTACCCGACAGCGCGTTCCCTACTGCGGCCGCCTCGGCTTTCACTTCCTGCAACATCGACAGCAGGCTTTTCTTCATCTGTTCAACCTGCGCTATAAGGCCGCCAATACCGCCGCTTAAGTCATCGGCGAATAAGTCTCTGAAACTGATTGGATTGTCCATTATTTACCCCTCCGTCTTCTTAATTTCGTTGTTTCGTTGTACTGCCGTGTCAACCGCTCGAAAGCGGTGTAAAATTCTGTCGTGGTGTATTGCTTTATCCCCCCTCCGAACTCCTTGGCCATGAGCAGGCACATGTCCTCGAACTGCTTGTCGAACCGGACTTCCTCGCTCTCCGGACCTGCGAACCCTTTCGGGTTCTGCATCGCGTACATCTTGGCCGTCACGTCTTTTATCTGTTCTTCGTTGTCATCGCCATTGACAATCGCCCCTATCTGCAAGACCGCCCTCTTCCGGAGCAAATCCACATAGTTCTTCTGTGATGCATCCTCGAAGATTGACGGGAAATATTGCATCAGATTGGAATCTATCCTGTCGCCCACCTCCTTTGCGATTGTGTCCAAGTCCTTTTTGGTGGCATCGTTTATCATCTGATAAAGTTCCTCAAGCCCGCTGTCGGAGTAGTCCGTCCACCGCTTCCCGTCCACGTTCTTGACAAGGCACAAAGTGGCTTTGTTCCTCACATCCTGTTCCGTGGCCACGAGGTAGATGCACTGCCGCAGGTTGATGAGTTCTTGGTAGGCTTTCTTCGGGTCGTTCAGAAAGTTGATGACACGGGTTATATGCCTGTCTATATCGGCAATGGAATCCCCCACACCACCGGCCACAAGCAGGTGCTTGGAATAGCGGTGGAACTGCGTTATCGGCAAGTCCTCTATGGAATCATAGAAGACCAGTGTGTGCCCGTTGACCGTCTTGCTCACCATCTCACAACCGAACTGAAAAATGGCACAAATATCAGCCACCAATGAACACAAAACGCAAGCACCACGCAGATGGCCATGCCGAGCCAGAATGACTGGCAGAAGTCGCAGGTGAAGAGCTTGTGGAAGAACTCATTGGGTGCGCTCACTTGGAGTTTCTCAAGGATTCCCCACTTCACCGCAAGCGTGCGCAGGAACATCACCGCGCACGCGACCGCGAATATGTAACAGACGAACTCTATCATATGTCGTAACTTGTATTGAATGCCTTGTTGAATGAGCCGTCACCTACTTGGACGTCGATGTTCTCCAAGTCGTCAAGGGGATTGAAGTTCACCGCAACCACAGCGAGCTTGTCCGAATAGTTGGCCTTGAACGAGAATGACATCAAGTTCCGGTCGGGTTCGGACAGGCCGTTGAGAAGCAGGTCGCCCACGAAAAGGGAACGTATCGGAATCGGAGCATAGGCGTATCCGTCCCTCAAAGCGAGTATTTGGTTGTTGCTGTTGAAGAAATACACGCCCAAGTCCTTGATGCGTGTAAGGACTTTGAGGGCTTCTATTATCTCCTGCGGATAGCGTCTCAAGGCGAAAGACATCTTCACGGGTTTTATCCCCATCACGAGTTCTATGCCGTCAAGGGTGTCGTTTCCTCCGCCAAAGGTGCGTTCGTCTCCGCCCTCCGAAGTCGGGGATTCCACGTATGGGGTAATCGCGATTTTCGTGCTGTCAACAGCCGAAAGGAACTTCGTCCACGAAGCCTTGTCTGTTATGCAATTGTTTTTTTCGAACTTATTCCCGAGCCGTTGAAAGGCTATCTTCTGAACCTGCCCGTAGTTGACCTTACAATTGAGGTTCGGCAGGGACGGAATCACTTTTGGACAATCGAATACCATATCTTTCTGTTTTTATTGTTCTATGCAAGGTATGTATGCTTCAATGTAGCCGTCAATCCTCAATCCTGCATACGGGGACATCAGATATTGGTTGTCGGTGTGCGCATACGAATAATCCGAGAACACGTTCTGCGGTTTCTCATAAATCTTCGTTATGGCCATGTTCGAGAACCTCGTGGCCGCCAGAACGCCCAGAATTTGGCCCTTTATCTCCTCTGTGTTGCGTTCATCGAGCGGCAGCGATACTTTCCTTGTGTCATACCATACAATGAGCGAAAAAGGGCTTTTAATGAGCATTTTGTTTTTCCCCATCTCCTGTGGGTCTCGAAGCGTGAAGAATGCGAAATTTCCCAGTTCCGCGCACGGCATTATCTGTTCGTATTTCCCCCGTCCACGATACAGGTTCGCAGAGGTGAACTTGCGCCCCTCCTTGATGTCGGTGAGGCTTTCGCATATCCCGAACACATGGTCGAGCCACGGCAGCGCGTCCGCCAAGGCTTTCTGTATCTTGTAGACCTCCTTGTCGAAGAGTTTCGGGTTTGTCCGTGTCACTATCCTATCCATAGATGTATGATTTCATCAGTTCTACAATCTTTTCCGTCAGCAGGGGCTTGAGTTTTTCCATCGATGTCTCCGAAAGTCCGAATGCCGCCTCATATTTCCCCATAATCTGAACCGCATAGGCGGTGTCTCCTTTTATGAGCATGGAATCATCCGAGAACTCTACGCCTATCTCGGAATGGAAACGTCCATTGATGTACAGGTTCGGTGCGTCAGCGTTCCGCGATGCGCCGCTCGGATATGTCAGCCCGGCTTTCCACTGCGCATATCTCTGCGCCCCCTGCGGCGTGTTGAAATAACCGCCTCTCGACTTCAAATCCTCCGAATAGTAGGGGCGTATGTCCTGCCCGTTCCTGTCCGTGCCCGAGAACAACTGCTCCCGTTGCAGCGTGAGGACATCATCCCTGCGTTCTTCAAGAGAGACCCTTGCAAAGGCGTTCATCTGCCCCTGCAAGGATTCCATTTTGTCTATGAGGCCGTCAAGTGTCATATCGACTTGTATCTCACCCCTTTGTTGTGGCATCCCATGCACACCGGGTCAAGGCCCTTGGTGTCCACGGCTATCGCCTTATATGCACGGTCGAGTTCCCCTTGAAGCCCCCGTATGCCTTGCCCGTTGCCGCTCACCTCGAAGAGGATGTCGTTGCGGTCTGCGTTGTACTGCACACGGTTCACCGCCACTTCGGGGTTCAGAGCCAAGGCCCTCAACGCGTCCGTGGCCACCTGCAACTGCACCACGTTTGCGAAGATGTCACTCTCCGCAAGTATCGTGTCCGTGATGTCGCAGGCCATGGTGACCATGAAGTTCAACCCGTAGTTATTGCAGTTCGTGTAGATGTTGTCCTCGATGTCCCATAACTGGCCGTCCCAATCGCTGACCGCGACATAGAACGGGGAAATGGTCAGATACTGAAGCATAAGACGGTACAGCATCGCGTCCCCCTTGTTGCAAGTGCCGCACGGCTCGCGGCTCCAGTCGCGCCCGAAATTGATGCTCTGCATGTAGTCGGGCAGTTCCGCCTCGTTGTACACCACATACCAGCTGCCCCCGGCGTTTATCTTTTCGCTCACATAAGGCATCACCCAGCCCTCAAGGTCGAACCACATGAACGCGCCCTTTTCTGACGTGTATTCCACTTCTTTCACGGCTATCGGCTCGGGCTGAGAGGAATGGAAAAGATAGAGTTTGACCTTTCCGATGTTCCCCGTGAACTGCAATCCCACCTTGTTCAGCGTGGTCGTGATTCCGTTGGAGCGGAGCGGCACGAACTCGAATCCCACAAGACGGCCCTCGTTGGAATTCCGTGCTTCAAGACGACCTGCACCGTCAAAGAGAGTGCGTCTGTCCACGAGGTTCTTCGTTTCCATGTCCGACATCTTGTCCCCCACGAAACGTGCGAGCAGCCGCTTGATTCCGCCCTCCGTGACGCTTTTCAGATAGTCATCGAGCAAGTCGTAGTCCGCCCACGCGGAATTGTCCGTCAAAGGGGCTGTATTCGCGTCCGAAAGGCTCTCGTAGGCCAATCCTCCATGGGAAACCTTGTCGCCCTTGGAATAGGTCTTTTCCGCGTCATATTCGGGGTATTTCGAAGCGAGGTTCTCCGGCATGATGCCGCGCATGGCCCTGCATGTTAGCATCGGGTGCGCTTCCTCGAAATAGAGGCCGCTGTCGGAACGGGTGAGCGTGGCACTGTCCCTCCATCCGACGAGGGTGGAGAAACGGTCAAGTATGTCCTTAAGTCTGTACATGTGACAAAGATAATAAAAAGGGGGTGAAAGAAAATCCCTCCACCCCCTAATCTTTATATTCTTAACCGATTAGGCCACTGCCTTGGTGTTGACCGGATTCTCCGCAGAGTTGACTACGACAACAGGGTTCGCATAGGTGTCACCCTTGGCCACTGCCACGGCGGCGACAGGGTTCGCCCTTGTGGCGAGGTCGGAGTTGTATGCGGTCACGAACGCCACATCGACGCTGAACCCGTAGTACTCTTTCTTGGTGCAGGTGAGGTCTGCGGTAGCGTCTCCGCCGATGGCCTTGAAGTCACCCACGGCCTCGTAGTAGTGGAGACCCACCGGAATGTCGATATACGGCATGGTCACGATGTCCCACTCATGGCCGACCTTGGAAGTCGTGCCCATGGCGGCATCGCGGTCATAACGGAAGAGGATGTCCACATTTCCGTCCTCGACAGCGTAGAATGTCGCGTACTTGCCTGCCTCGTTGGTCACGCGGTTGGAGAAATGGAACTCCTTTCCGGCCCATTCGAGACGCTTGTCCACGATGTTGGCCTCGCCTTTCTCCATGAGTTTGTTCAGAAGAGAACGGACGCCGTTGTTGCCGATGATGTGGACGCGACCGTAGAAGTCGTTTGCGTTCATAATCGGCTCGATGTCGGAGAGGATGTCCTCCCTTGAATCCCATGGCACGCCGATTACGTCATCCGCCTCGGTATAGATGAGGGTGTCGGCAAACACCTGCGACTTGGCTGCGGAAAGCGCGGTCACGGCTGCGCTGTCAAGTGCAGCACCAAGCACACGGGCACACTTCAGATACTTCTTGGTGATGTCCGTCTGCTTGTCAATCTCGTTGTTGGAGTACATCGCAGGGACTACGGTGAAACCTACGGAGTAGGTCACGAAAGTGACGGTGGCGAGAGCGGAAGTGTTCTCCGCGTCAGCCACGGTGCAGGAACGGGCGTTGGACACTGCAATGGTTCCGTCATACTTGATGACGGGCATCTTGAGGGTCTTGCCCATGGAATCGATGGCGGCTTTCTTCATTGATTCAGTCAGAAGCGGATTGGACTTGCTCTGCTGGAGGAAGAAATCGAGTGCGCCATACTCGCTCAGACGGCTCTCGTTCTTGTCGTAACGGTCGTTCCTGATGCGAATGTCGTTAAGTACGGTTGCTGCTAAACTCATAACTTTTTGGTTTTTTATTGTTTATGGTTCGTATGGCTTACCCTTTGCCTACTTGGTCAGTGGGAGTTCATCAATGTTGTTGTCCGCCCAAAGTTTGTCATATTCATCCTTGAAGCGTAAATCGGTCTTGGATATGCCCTTGTCGAAAAGCATCTTGTTGATTATCTCGGTCGCCTCGGCCTTGGTGGTCGCTCCAAGATGAGTGCCGTTGTCAATCTTCGCCTGCTTTCCGCCTGCGCCCTTTGCATTGGGCATCTCCAAGATGTCCATTGATGCGAACTCCTTGGTCAGAAGTTCCCGTGCGGTGTAAGGGTTGAGAGCGTTCTCCGCATTGTTCAGCGGCGCGCCGTTCTCGTCATGGAAAATTAGCCTTTCTTTTCCGTCCCTTTCCTCGAAAACGGGGTTCTTGGCCTTTATGTTCGCTATCGCCTGCGCCTTGAGGGTGGATAGAACCGCATCGTTGTATCCCGATTTCAGTTTCACCCCGTCAAGAGCACGGGCAATCTCGTTGTCTATCTTATAGTCGTTCAAGGCCTTTGTGTATTTGGCCTTTTCAGTGTCAAACGCGTCCTTGAGTGCGGAGAACTGCGTCTTGGTCGAAGCAAGCTCCTTTGTGGCATTCTCCAGCTGCGTCTTCAACGCGCCGTCTCCGCCCTTGGCTATCTGAGCCTCAAGTTCGGTGACCTTGTTCTTCAACTCATCATGGTCGGCATATCTGCCTGCGAACTCTTTCGCCGCCCTTTCAAGATACAGATAGGTCTTCTCGTCACCCTGCCGCTTGATGCCCGTGGCTTTCTCGATGGTCGCATCCATCTGGCGGTAGACTTCCCCGAACTTTGAACCAATCACCGCCGCCTCATCGTTTTCCGACAATGTAGTTATGGCGGTTATCTGCTCATCGGTCAATCCTTTGAGGGATTCATTGGCGACTATGGTCTCTCTGCTCAGCATGCTATGCCTCCTTTTTTGGGCGTCCGACTTTCACCTCCGGCTTTGTCGCCTCCGCAAGTTCCTGCTTCAGACGCGCAATCTCCGCGTCTTTCGCCGCGAGGTCTTCCTCCCTGCTCGTGATGCGCACGTTGGTGTAACGCCCGTTGGGATGATAGAGGATTTCAACCGAATACCCCATCGCCTCAAGGTTCACCTTGTCCATCGTGTCAAACGACTTCACCCCGAAATGGAGAAGCCTCGGCTTCTCATAGAAGTTGCCGTTCTCATCCAACTTGGCCACCTTGCAATGGACGCTTTGTTCCTGCCCCTTTGGAACTTCGTAGTTTTCTCTATGTAAGAGAAGGGACTGTCCGTTGTTTTGCATAACTCAATAACGTATTATAGATGTTCTTTATCTTCTCCGAATACGGGATGCTTGTCCCGAACTCAAGAATGTTGTCGTTCTCCCGTTCGAACCTGTCGATAAAACTCATGAAGTCTGTCTTCAGTACTGCCACCTCGTCCGGCACAAGACCGTCAGCCCTCATCCTCTGCACTTGGTCGAAAGTCTTGTGACGCAACGGCTCCAAATCGTCAAGGATTATCATCCTCTGCAACATGGTAGGGTTGTGCCGGTACTGCGTCTCAATCAACTGCTGTCGGATGGCATCCAGTTCGGCTTCGCTCGCGCCGTTCTGCTTCGCATTGGCGTAACGGGCTTGCAGCACCTCGGGCGTGAGGGTGTAGAACTCGTTTCCGTAGTTCACATTCGCGCTTATGAATGCGCTGCCATAGCGGAGACGGCAACAAGTGGCATCATGCCACTCCTGTATCTCCTCGAACCCTTTCTTGATGCGGTTAAGGACCGAATCCTTGCTCTCGAAAGTCGCGTCCACCTGCTTGTCGGCAAGAGAGGTCTCGTTGAGTATGGTGTTGTCCACGCCCACACATCCGTTGATGATGTTGACTTCAAGCCTTTCAAGTTCCCCGATGTTGTAATCGAGACTTTTCCTGTCTATCGTGGTTATGTCCACGGGGTTGCGCAGGTCGGGTTGCCCCTCGGCAGGGATAGGGACGCTTATGAATGAGCCTGCGCCTGCAAGCTGCTTCTTGCCGTGGCACAACGGGCACGGCACAAGATTCCCCATGGAATCCGTAAGGTACGTCCCGTCCGGCTTCTGAAGATGTCCCTTGTGGCACACGTCCCCGTCCTTGTCCATGTAGTCACATTCCTCCTCGTATGCGCTGTATATAGGATAACTTGCATACGTGTCAAGATGCTTCACGCCAAGGCTCTTGAACAGATACCAATCAAGGTCAGACAGTTTCTTGCTCAAAGGACTTTCCTTGACATCCGGGCATCCGAGGGACAACGGCTCGTTCCAAAGGAATTTCGCAGGGCAGTAGCCCAGCCCGTGCGCATTGTCCGACAGCATCATCCCCAAGCGTCCGTCTTCCGATGCAAACGTGCGGTATGAGAAGTCGTCTATGACGATTATCCTGCCGCCGTTCCGGTAGATAATCCAGTCCATGCATTTGTTCCTGTCGTTGACCGCATAAGAAATGACATCCCCTATCGGTACGAAATAGGAATAAGGCTGCGGATATTTGTCTGTCGGGTCGGGATTCGCAGGCATGTCCACGACAAGGACGGAATTGATTTCAGTCTGGAAGAACCTCCAAGCCTTTTGCGACCACAAATTAGGCTCGTCAAGAACTTCCTGCCTATACCACTCCCAGTCGTCTCTTTCCCCCGTATTGTGGAACTGATAGTTGAATGCCGGGTTCCGTCCGTCAAACAACTTCGACAGCTTCACGAATATCGACTTCGTTATCGAGTTTGTCGGCAAAGGGAACTTGAGGTTGTTCATCGTGGTGAGGAACTTGTCTTCCGGCAACTGGCTGCGGACAAAAAGGACAAACTTGCGGAAAGGGACGCTGTTTATCACATCAAGATTGGTGTCCGCATGGAGTTTTATCCAATCTTGATGCGCTATCGCTTTCTGTATCTCCGGCCGCTTACTCGGCTGAAGTACCTCCCTTTCTATTTCTGATTGTCCTAAAGCCATTTTCCGTCAGTTCCTTATTCTCGTCATCCGCTATGCGCCAACCCCCGTTGTTCGGCATCCTCAACAGCCTTTCAGCGTGTTCCACTCCGAAGACTTCGATGCGGTCGCCCACTTGCAGCCGCACCGTGGACACCTTTGCGCCCATTATGCGTTGGCAAGGTCGGTGAGTGGGTTGAACTCCGGTGTCACGATTTCAGCGTCATCGCTCCAGTTCGGCTTGAACGCGAATGAAAGGGCATTCTCATCCGGTGATTCAAGTCCCATGAGCTTGAGGTCTCCCACGAAGAGGTTGTCTATCGGAATCGGCATGTATGCGCCGGACGCGCTGCCCTTGATGGCCATGATTTGGCCGTCACCGTTCACGAGGTATACGCCCAAGGTCTCGCACATGAGGCTCTTGAGGGCCTTGATGACATCCTGCGTCACCTGCCGGAGCGAGAATGTCATGGTGACGGGGTTGCGCCCTATGGTCTTGGTCACGCCGCCTACAGTGTCGTTGCCGCCTCCATAGGTGATGGCATCTCCGCCATCGGAGGTAGGGGCTTCAACATAAGGGGTGATGACGGCCTTTGTGCCGTCATTCGCGGACATGAGGGGTGTCCATGACGCAAGTTTGGTAATCGCTGCGACTGAGGTGAACTGGTTCTTGGTAGTTCCGGACTTGAACACGCGCTGGAAGATAATCTTCTGCACCTGACCGAAGTCTGACGGGCAGGTGGAGTTCGGTACACTTGGCAAAGAAGTTCCGACCGGACAAGTACAAATGCTCATAACTTTTTCTTTTTTGTTAGTTTTCTTTTGCTGTCTACGGCTAACCCTTTGCCCAGATGACAATGCAAATATAAAACTTTTTCAACAAAACAAACACCATAACGTATTTTTATTCTTTTTTTTAGCCCCTACCTTTGTCGAAAAACATTGAAGACATGGAACTGCTGTTGACTATCCTTTATTACATCGTCGCCCTCGTGCTGACTTTCGCCTGCATAATATGGGAGGCATACAAAAAGTGCGAAAAAGACGGGAAAAATTTGCAGGAAAGAAAATAATCGCTATCTTTGTGTTCGGGGAATGCGGAATATTCCAGAAATATAACGCTCTTTCGGGAGTGCCAATAAGCCCTGGGAAATTCCGCTTCCCGGGACTTATTTTTTATGTACATTAAGGTAGACATACAGCTTGCACAGAAGCATATCCGGAACAAGGACGCGTTTGACGCTTTCTGTTTGGCCGTGCTTTTCAAGGCCCGATATGGCAACTCCTTAATCTACAAGCACACCGCCCGGGAGATGAAATCCATCACCCATCTCGGGACGGACAAAATCAAACGGTGCATCAGAAACGGTCTCAAACTGAACTTCTACTCCGAAGAGCGCGGACGTATCCGTGTGCGGAAAGTGCATTTCGGGAACTACCGTTTCATCCGCATAAGGGAAGATTCCACGTTCAAGGAAATTGTGGCCACCCTCCGCGAGGGGCTGATTCTCAATAGGGCAAGCCAAGCCCGGTTCGTCAAGGATATAATTGATAAGGCAAGCATCCCTGACAGGTCTCTCTCCAAGAAGGAGATGAAAGCCTATAAGGAATGTCGCAGTTATGTGTACGGAGACAAAACCGGACTCGGGACTATGACGAAGAAGTCAATAGCGAAAATGGTCAGTATGTCGAAATCCTCCGCAGACAACATCATCCGGAGGATGAAGTCGAAACGGCTCATAACAGTCCGCCCGTGTATCGTCCCTTTGGAGGGGGAATGCGCCGGGCGCGTGTCTCTTGCCGATTTGAACCTCTATGAGGATGCGTGGTATGTCACAAGGTGCGGCCACTCACTCTTCCGCCAATTGGGGAA